TTGATTGAAATTATGAGGACATTTTCAGTTCTATTTTAAATATCCGATAGATTTTGTAATTCATATTGTACCTTACCTTTCTATAATCGGTGGCTGTGCTACAGCTCTTGTAGTATGGTTGCCGATTTTCTCTTTGAGCCATTAGCTCAGTCGGTAGAGCACTAGACTTTTAATCTAGGTGTCGTAGGTTCGAACCCCACATGGCTCACTCTCTTCTGCTATTAGGCAGGAAATAAATCAAGAAAGAAGTGAAAATTATTAAGTACATTTCAAAAAATGAAATTGAAAAATTATTATCTGAAGGTGTAATTAGGAACACAAGACGAGGATATGTAGATTGCAGAGGCGAACATATTGGGTATTATAAAACTTGTGGTGGAAAGCGTTACATTGAAGATAAATACGTTAAGTAGGTTCTGCCTATGAAAAATCGAATTGAATATAAAGGTTTTTATATTGACAAGACTGAAAATGGCTATCGTATCTGTAGACAAGAAGATACAGAAAAGCATACCCATCTCTCGAATCTTAATCCATCATATAGGCTCATAGATAATGTATTATCAAATAAAATTCCTACTCGTTGTGGATGTTATTATTTAGAATCACATGCTAGATTAAGCTATGATGAAAATTATATTAGGAAGATTCGTGAGTATATTAAAGTAAAGCAGAATAAAAGTAAACAAATGTATTACAATCCTGGCAGAAAGCGTTCTGGTGGGAATTTTTAATTTTATGGAGGATTTAAAGGATTATGGCAAATTTTGTTTTTAAGGAAACCAAGCAGACTTCTATGAAGATTGCAGGTATCATTGACACAGATAATATGACTGTTGAAGTAGATGGTGGAGAAAAGAAACTTGCTACTCTTCTATCAGTATTTAATGGTGGTAGTGTTGAAATAAATGTGAAGGTAAAAGAGGAAAGTGAACTCGATGAACCTGTTGAATCTAATGAAGAATAGAGAGTAGGTGAACTATATTTATAATTTCGAAGAAGAATTAAAAAAATATGGGCTAACCCAATCAACTTATGAACAGGTTTTACAAGAAATTTCTAATAAAATGTCTGGAATATCAGATATGGATTGGAAAGAAATAGTGGATAAATATGATATAAAATGTCATTATGATAGCGTCAGAAAGGCTAGTCAGACCATATTTGGCAATTATTTTGTTAGAGAATATTTAAAAGCTAAAAACATAACAGAAAAAAGTACTACTCTTGATGATGCTAAAGAAGTATTAGGTGAACAATATATTGTTAAACAGCAAATACATAATGATAGATTGAAACTCAATAAGTTAAAAAGAGATTTAGTTCCTTGTATTACAGTTGCAGACGAATTAAAACAGTATATGAAAGATAATAATTTCTCAATGGAAATTCCTAAATATATGTACTCTTCTGTTGAAGAAGAATCTGATTATACTATGATATGTCATATTACCGATTGGCATATTGGTTATATAATCAACAATTGTAATGGTAATAATTTTAATTGGGAAATTGCAAATGAAAGAATAAACAAATATATTTCTGAATGTAAGAAGTATATTGAATTATATAATATCCGTCAGGTTCTAGTTATATCAACAGGTGATATGATTGAGAATTCATATATGAGAGAAACACAAGCACATAATTGTGAATTTTTACAATCTATGCAGATACATAAGGCTACTAAACTCATATATAGACTATTAGTCGCTTTAGCTGAAGATTGTAATGTTATATTCGGTGGTATTGCTGGAAATCATGATCGCATGTCAGGTGATAAGAGAAAAAATTATGAAGGTGATAATGCAAATGTGCTTATTACTGAACATATTAAAGACTTGGTTGATGTAAGTGGATGTGAACGTATTTCTATATTAAATACAAACTATAATGATTCTGAAATAAATATTACTGTTTGTGGTTTATCTTGTAAATTCATTCATGGTGATAAATATAAAAATGATAGATATAATCTTGCAAAAATTATTTCTAGTGATAATCAGTTCTATGATTTAATCTTTAGTGGACATCTCCACAATTTTTCCATTCAGTCAGAAAATCATGGTAGATATGCTATATCTACAGGCTGCTTAAGCGGATTTAATGATTTTTCCAAAAATTTTTATTGTAGTAGTGTAGCATCTCAAACAATAGCAATTTTAAAAGATAACGAAGTTGAAATGATAAAGGACATTCAGCTTAGTTAATTATATTTTGTTCTTACGAGGATAGTTTGTACTACCCTCTTTTATTTTTATTTATTTTATATAGGAGGAATATATAATGTCTACATATAATGTACATGCAGGTCACTGTCCGCAGGATGAGGGTGCTTATGGTGCGGTTGGTATTTTACAGGAGTCTGTTGAAGATAGAATTGTTAAGAATGCTGTAATTGCCAAATTAGAAAACCTTGGACATACTGTTTACGATTGCACTTGTGATGAAAATACATCGCAGAATGGTTGTTTAGCAACAATTGTTGGCAAGTGTAATTCACATAATGTTGATTTAGATATATCTATACACCTTAACTCTGGTAGAGATGATTACGAAGGTGATGATTCTACTGGCGGTACAGAAGTGTATGGATATGATACTGGAACAGAAGAAATTGGTTCGAAGATTTGTGAGGCAATTTCAGAAAAACTTAATATTAGAAACAGAGGATTTAAGGTCAATCAGGGACTTTATGTTCTTAGAAACACAAAAGCCCCTGCTATTTTAATCGAATGTTGCTTCATTGATGATAGGGATGATGCAAATAGATGGAATGCAGAAGCTTGTGCTGATGCCATAGTTGAAGCTTTAACAGGCGAAGTAGTATCTGAAGATTCAAATGAAGATTATTCTGACAATGATAGTACAGATAACAATGAAGCTACAGGGGGCAGAACTAATGATTTAGGTCATGTTGATGTTTACTATAGGGCTAAGACAAATTGTTGGTGGGATGAAGTTCATGATAGAGATGATTGGGCTGGTGCTGGTGACGATCAAGCAATTACCGGTATCGCTATTGGTGTTGGTGAAGGTTATGTAAGATATCAGGTTCACTTACTTAATGGCGATTGGCTTCCAGAAGTTGATGGTTATGACATCAATGATGACGAAAATGGTTACGCAGGTAACGGTAGAACACCTATTGACGCATTAAAAGCAGTATTCTATACACCTGATGGTTATGAATACAAGTGTCTATATATACAGGTATCGCCACAGGGTATGGACGAATATTACCCTGTTCAGATAGATGATCAAACTGTAAATGGACAGGACGGATATGCTGGTTGTTTTGGTAGATATATTGATAAGGTTCAGCTTTGGGTTGAATAAGATTTTTTGAGGGAGTAGACCAAATTGGCTGCTACCCTCTTTTATTATTAAATCGGCATTTATCATTAAAAGTGTCAAAATATTATTGATTAAAAGGAGATTTTTTATAAATGATTAAAACAGAGTTAATTAATGCAATTGCAGAAAGAATTGAAGGAGCTAAGAAAGGTGATATTGCTCTTATACTTGATACATACGCAGAGGTTATTACAGATACATTAAAAGCTGATACTACAGAATCTGTTCCTGTAGGTAAACTTGGTAAGTTTAAGGTTAAGACAGTTCCAGAGCGTAGAGGAAAAATTATGATGGGCGATCGCAAGGGTGAGGAGTATGTAACTCCACAGCATGATGAGATTTGCTTTAAGATGTCAAAGTCTGCAAAACAGCTCTAATCTGAAAGGTCGTGATTATTATAAAAACATTACATTTTGAAAATTATGAAGATTTTGCTTGTGCTGTTTCAGACGTATACGACAGAGTAAAATCTGATGATGAATATAATTCAGTAGATGTTGTTGCTAAATACGAAGATGCAAAAGAGATTATTCGTGAACTTGTTGGAATTGGATATGATATTGCATTTATTGATAAGTTTGGTAATCCTGAATGGGATGGTTATGACGACTCTTTCGTTATCAGCTTATTAGATGACGAAATTTGGTGTGAACCAGTTAAGAGAGATGATAAGTACATCTTTATTGAAGCTGATGTCGTATATATCTTTGATGATTGTAATTCTAAGATTATTCCAAAGATTGAATCTGATGAGGTATATGAAGTAGGAATTGGTAATTATGATGACTGCGATGGTGATTGTGAAAACTGTAATTGCTATGACGAAACTTATTTACATACTTCTGAAGACGAAGATGGAAATGCTCACGGATTTACTGCTAGTAGGTTAGATGGCGACTCTTATATGAGTTATTCTTACTACTCTAACGATGAGTTAAGTCATGAAGATATTCAGAAGATATTAAAGGCTTTTGGATTTTAATTTTTGGAGTGTGTGGTGTATGCTGCACACTCTTTTTTGTATGGGTAGGTATGCAAATGGCTGAAGCAAGCGGTCTGTAAAATCGTGACCTACATGGTAAACATTGTGTGTTCAAATCACACCCTGCCCACTAATAAAATAATTAACTAAAAAAGGAGGCTGAAATATTGTCAAAAGAGAAAATAACAAGGGTGAAATATTTCACTCCTGATAAAGAGAAATTTATTTATGAAGAGAACTGGAAGAAATATGAAAAATATTTACAGTCTAATATCATCAAAAATCGAGATGTAAAAGATACAACATACAAGAGATATAGAGGATTGTTCCGACATTTTCTCATGTGGTTAGGAGAAAATTATGGTGAATTAGATTTATATTCTGATGAATTTATGGAAAATGCAGTTGATATTATGGAAGCATATATGCTTTTCTGTCAGGAAACATTGATGAATCATAAGAAGATAATCAATATGAAGATTTCTGCCGTAAGTTCATTCTATATTTGGTCTATGAAGCGTGGATTTGTTAAATATCATCCTTTTGATGGTAAACTTGACAGAATGAAGAAAGCTAACGAGGAACAGATTCTTAATCATTACTTTTTAAATGATGAGCAAATTGCAGCTATTAGAGCAGATTTGTATAAGACAGAGAATAACAAATGGACAATACAAGACCAGTTATTATTTGAAATCGCACTCTTCTCCGCTAATAGAATTGGTGCTTTAGAGAAACTTACTGTATCGTCTCTTGACTTAGACAATATGGTATTTGAGTCAATACGTGAGAAGGAAGGATACCGTGTGGAAGTTTCCTTTGATGATACTTGTAGAGATATGCTTGAAACATGGTTATCTATGAGACATGATGACTATGATCATCTTGAATGCGATGCATTGTTTATTCATAAATATAAAGATAAGTGGATTCCTTGGACACAAGGTATGATTCACGATAGAATGAGAAAATTTGGAAAAATTATTGGCATTCCAGACCTGCATTGCCATTGCATCCGTAAAACTTCAATAAATAAAATTTATGAAGATACTGGTGATTTAAACCTTGCATCACAGTGGGCGAACCATAAAAATAGTTCCACGACTCAAATGGCATACATCAAACCTGTCTCAAAGACAGAATTAAGAGACAAATTAAAACTTTTGAAATTCAAACAGAAAGAACTTGAAAAGGAAGTTGAAAAAGAAGGCATTTAGAAGATACTGAGGATTCCGATGAAGCTTTCGTCTAACCTTTGACAAATTCAAAAAACATGCATTCTTAAAACAAAAGAATAAATAAATACAACAACTTATCTATAGGTAGAAAATGGTTCTCTACACACTCTTCGGAGTACCTGAGATGATGGATACACCGCCCATCATAGATAATATAATACAAGCTGCTCACATCCAAAAGAAGTGAGGGCGGTCTGTCAATCCGTTGATAGATTTTTACAAGTGAGCTGTCACTGACCGATATGTGACATAAATATAAAGGTCGGTTTGCGAAATTATTGACCTTTGGAATGGTCTAAAACTTCCCACTGCTACTGCTCATTGGCGGTGTTATGGAGAGGTCTTGCCTTAGTAGACGATTAACATATTTTGGCATTTACTATTCATATAGCATTGTAAGTCCTAAAACGGTCAATATCAACCATAGAAGTGATCGTGCCTCTCTACGTTAATGAGAACCTTAATTGACGGATAAGAAATACAAAACCTCATCAATTGGTCTTTGCTCCGAAGACTGAAAATATGTGGAGAATAATCAGTAAGCATGAATGGATTGTACCAACTTTCTGTTCTAAATAACTGCATGTATACACTGCAATATCAGCTAGTTAGTGCTTTATGCTGAACATTGGGGTATCGCCAAGTGGTAAGGCACAGGAATTTGACTCCTGTATTCGTAGGTTCAAATCCTACTACCTCAGTTAGATTAAAAGGAAAACAAAAAATAAAAGAAAGGAGTGTACATATAATGGCAAGTAGATTATCTATTGAAAATGATAGATTAAAAGTCGGTCAAGTAAAACGAGTAACATCGAATAATGGAAATAAAATTGATTCTATTACTCTTCTACTTAATGAATCTGTGGAAGTTTTATTTGCACCAAATGGAAACACATTGGAATTTACGGTATCAAATCCAAATATTGATATGAGCAATTTGGACTGTACTATTGATAAAGAGACTTTAAGAGATTTAGTAATCAGTTTCAAAGACGCATACAACCAAATAATTACAAACGAAAGTGAGGGTACAAATTCATGAAATTAGATCAGAAATTTAATGTGGAAAATGATATTGCAAGTGTAGATATTACTGTTACAAGTCTTGGCACTGCTGATTTGACGAGTGAGCAGGAAAAAGAATTGCTTGCAAATTACAATAAGTATATCGAGTATAGTAAAATACAGTTTAAGGGAAATATCAAGCTTAATAATGGTGTTCCAGAAGTAACAACAGACCCAAAAGACGATTCTACTATTGTTGAATTGGAGATTACGGATGTAACAAATGAGAGAAAACTTATCAACGAAGATTTAGCATTTCATTTTGAAAGAGATGTAACAAAATATCCTGATACAGTATTAAATACTGTTCTCGATAAGAAGGAACTGTATGCACAGGCTCAGTGTGTATTATTTGCTACGAAAGTTAAGGAGGCTGTTACTGAGAAGTTGGCTGAAATTCGTGCATTGAATAATACTTTTGAAGGAACTACAGAATATACTCTGTAAAAAATAATGGGTGGTACTCTTCCACCCTAAATATGCTCGGTTAGTCAAGTGGTCAAAGACCTCCGACTTTCTATCGGATAACATGGGTTCGAATCCCATACCGAGTATTATGCGGTAAGCCTGATGTCGAAGGATTTTGCTGTGGTGTACATACGGTTCTATCCCTGGTAGTTCATCACTACCCTACCGCCCTATACAGTTATAATCAGTTTGGCGACTGATTGGTAAATATTTTAAAGAAAGAGTCATTTCATGTGTTGAGATGGCTCTTTTATTATATACGTCTTTAGTTTAATTGGTTCAGAACGACAGACTCCAAATCTGTAAGATGTGGGTTCGAGTCCTACAGGGCGTGTTATAAGTATTAAGAATTGCACTTTCATAGTGTTTTATAAGTTGAATTTTTATGAGAAGTGGTATTGCTACTGCTTCTCTTTTTTATATTGGAATAAAAGGAAAGAAGGTGAAACAATGGCTAATTTAAGACAAGCCAAAACTGATGATGAAGTCAAAAAGCTAACAGTAAATAGAGTCAAAGATGCATATCATGATTTAGCCATTGACTACAACCATTTGTTAGATTTAGATTACATCTATTGCCCTCACTGTGGAAAATGGAAATCAACTAAAGGTAATGGAAATTTCTATAAGTCAAGTAAAAGTAAAAGTGGGTTTGAACATTTTGCGTGTAAGTCGTGTTTGTTAGATCTATGTACTGATGTAGATCCTAAAACTGGCATTAGAACAGACAATAGAGAAAAAACAATTAACACTTTTAGACAGCTTGATTGGAAATTTAGCGAAAGTGATTATAACGCACAGTTACAAGCTATTAATGAAGGTGTTGGTGAAAAAGTTCGTGGAACGGCTGTTCAAAATCTTATTGTAATGGTAGCTTCTCTCCCACAGTACAATAACACTTCTTATAAAGACTCTGAATTTTCTATTGATGATATAGATAATAATCCAGAAACAAATACGAAAATTGTTCAAAAAACTCTCAAGTCTGCTAAGAAACGTTTTGGAAATAACTATAATAATGAAGAACTTATGTATCTTGAGACGGAATACCAAGACTGGACGACACGTTATCCTTGTGAAAATAAATCTCAGGAACTTTTATTTAAACGAGTATGTTGTAAAGAACTTGAAATAGATAATGCTCAGAAAAATGGCAAGGATACAAAAGATTTAGATGCTACTTTACAGAATCTGCTAGGAAGTTTAAATATCAAACCTAATCAGAAAACTGCATCTGAATTAACTGATAATCTTACATTTGGGCAGCTTATTGATAAATGGGAACAAGAAAAACCAATTCCAGAACCAGAAGGTGAATTTAAAGATCCTGATAAAATTGGACTCTTAATTGATGTATTCTTTAAGGGGCATCTTTCTAAAATGATGGGATTGAAAAATGCATTTTCTTCTACTTATGAGAAGTTCATTTCTAAATATACTGTCAAAAAGCCTGAGTATGATGAAGATACTGATTCAGAAGCATTATTTGATAAAATCTTTGGTCAGAAAGCTGAAGAGGAGGTATAATTTATGCCTCAATTAAAAACTCAGACTGAGATAGAAAAAGATAAACAACAAAAGATAATGGAAACTGTTGCTTGGAGAGCAGGATATTATCGTAACAACCCACATAGG